GGGTTCCAAAACTTTTGGATTCGTTCTAGATAATCTTTGCTGATGATCAACCCTGTAACGATTCTGCGCTCAATGAATTCTTGTTCGTCTTTCATATTCCCCTCCTTATGTCAAGAAATACGTGATTGCAATAAAAGCTCCAGTGGAAACTGTAAAGCCAACAGCGTGAACCTTCTGCCTTTGGTTATCCCTCTCACCTACTGTTCCGAAAGCAGAAATCACCATCACGAGTAGTAAAATGATTTGTGCAGCCAGATTCATTCCCATTATTCTTCCTCCTTCCTGACTATTTTCTCCAAGTTTAGCCGTAGTTGCTTATTATCTACTCTCTCCTCCGTCTGGTGGTGTGTACATTGCTTCGACTTGTACTTCAACTAATCGCAGGGCCTGCTCCTCAGTAAAACCCTGAGACATCAGATTTTCATAGTAGGCACGGTTCACATGCGCGATTTGTGCTTGCTGTGTGATGATTACTTTGGAGTTCTTCTTTAGTTCCTCTTGCATCCTTCGCAGTCTTTCCCATTTTTCTTCTGACACTGATTTAGCCCCCTCTTGTTTGTTTACTTGTTAAGCAAAACATACAAATCACTCCAACTTTCCAGCGTCTCTTTCCGCTGATATCCTTGCTAATTCGTCAACGTCTGCTAATGTTTGATAAAGATCCCCTTCCCACCTGACTGCGCGGTCATCAATGTAGGCCACTGCTACTGGTTTGCCAGCACGCCTTTCAATCTGACAATAGTTAACTGCATCTATGTAGTTCAGTAGGTTGTACCTCTCCAACCAGGCAACAGCGACTTCCGTTTGTCTGGAAGTATAAACGGCTACTATATATTCTTTAGACAATTCCTGTAACAATTTCTTAGCCGTTGGTGCTGGATCTTCTATAATCTTGGAGCCTTTGAATCCTGTATACTTAGCCAATACTCCATCTAAATCCACCGCTACGGTTTTCTTATGTTCCATTTTCTAACCACTTCCTTTCTCTTCGTAACCATAATTAACTTGACTTGAACAACCATACTCTTTCCGGTAAGCTTCAAGGAGCTCTGCTCCGGCTCCTGCTTTTATCTTCAATCCTCTTTCTGTATTATGAATAATACGTTCGATGATGACACAAAAATGCTTCATTCGCTGTCTTTCCCACTCTGGCCTTCCGGCAATAAATTTTCTCATCCGCTCGGTTTTCGACGATAATTTTCTCTGCTTTAACCAATAATTGAACGCGGAGGGACAAATCCCCACCCTTTCTGCCATTTCTTTTTCTGTGCTGCATTCCTGATAAGCTTCCCATCTCAATTCATTTTCGCGATCTGACAATTTTGGTTTTGGCCATTTAGTCATCCTACCACCTGCTTTTTATTTTTCTTCTTCCTGCGCTTCCTTAAAGGCTTTAATGAATTCCTCAAACGCTCTACAAGCTTCTTCCATTGTCACACCCAAATTGGAAACCTGTTCTTGTACGCACGCAGTCCTTTCTATCTCCTGATCTGTTAAATGATCCAGTGGGAATCCCCAGAAAGCCACCACCCTCGCTCCCGCATCTCCCTATCCAACTCAAGCATAGCTTCAGCGTCAGTAGTATAGTGTGGCTCCCTCATGTAAACATGAAATCGCTCTTCTGGAATTTCTTTAAGAGGATATCCATTTAATGCTAAATAAAGCTGTAACTCAAGCTGTCTACTCACTATTTTCCACCTCCCATAATCACCTTATACTCGTACAGTAGGCTTATAAATCTATCGGCCTCTTTTCTGTCGCTTTCCTTTTCCGACGCACTCAATTCTTCGTACGGAGTATTTATTTGCCTTTTCCATCGTTCTACGTAGTCCCTGGGAATTATTATCGTTCCCGTGTTATCATCAATATGGACTGGCAACTCGATACATTTTGAAAACAAATACTCCATCCACCCTACCCATTGATTATGACAAAGTGCTGCCAATTCTTCCCGTAGTTCCTCGGTCATTCTTCACCCTCCCTCCCCTCACCTAAATCTTCCCTGATTCGTCTTACTGCCAATTCCAGCATATTAGCAGCATGCAATATTTTCTTTCGGTCGTTTGTTTTTATCTCCATTACTGCTGTCATAATAAAACTTATCCACTTATTGACTGTTTCCTCATCCATCCATACCGCCTTTCTCCAGCCAACTCTTGACCTTTGCTTTATCACCCCAACACAAACTCGGCGCTTCATTGTAAAGCCAGTTGGCGATATCGAAAAGCAAATACCTGTTCTGCATATCAGCATGAGCAAAAGATCCCATCAGGTCATTCCTTAACACCGCCCCCAGAAATGAACCGGGTTCGATACCGTGTTCAATATACCTTTGCATGCCGCCCTTTAAACTTTCCGGCAAACCTTCGTAATTTACGGTCTTTTCCATGATCTTACCTCCTGTTAATTTATTAACCCCTTGCCTTCCACCAGCGCGGGCGTTCCTTCTTTTCCTCGGCCCAAGCCGTTATAATCAGGATAACGAGGCAGACAAACAGGATCGCCGCCCACCATAGAAATATTTGTACGAAGAAATTAGTTACCATTGTTTACTCCTGCCTCCTAATCATTCATCTCACGGGTGTAAAAATCATGGGCATTCTTTAGATGCTGCAAGGCTTTGTCCATCTCATCCTGTCCTTGCAAATTCTTGAATTCTGGACGCCTCATGCCCTCAACTGATTGGATCGTTCTATCAAGCTGAGGGAACAAATATTTTTTGATTGTACTCTTTAATTCACCTGCAAGTTTTTTCATCATACACCCCTCTTCCTTCGGGCAAATGTCCTGTCCAAATTCACCCTCCTACTTTTATTAATAGTTAATAAGAAGGCCGCCCAAAACTCAAAAAAGATCATTCAACTTGTCTTCCAAATCCTCCATTTCCTCTTTTGAAGGAGTGCGATGAGGGGCCGCCTCTGTTTGCTTTGCACTCTTAGTTTCTGTAAGTTTAGGTCTGGTGACCAGAACGGGTTCATTTTCTTCTTTGCTATTCCCAGACTGTAACCGCTCCCGCAAAACACGCCTAATAGCTGCACTGCGAGAAAGCTCACGATCAGCCGGGCTTGCAGTATCACCAGCCGGAAAGGATTCTACCCAGGTAATTAAGTCATCGTCGCGTCCTGGCTTTAACTGAAAAGTGATTATTTTACTGATCTCGAAAACCCCTTTTACCATATCGTAAGAACCCGTCAACATTAGTAAAAATTGAGTTGTCGCATATTTCAACCTGTTGCGGATTTGCAAAGTGTTCGACTATATAATCCCCCATTGATTCTGCTCCACCACCGGTAACAAAAATTTGGCTTAACTGCCAAACTTTTCGCCAGACATTTAGTGCTCTAGAAACTATTCTTCCAGCCTGCTCTTCATAAGCTCCGTCCCTTTCCTTAGCTATACTCCGGGTGGTTCCTCCAAAAGGAATAGTGCCGTCACGAACATATTGTTCCAATTCAGCTGGTTGTATTTCTGCCCCCAGGCTCGCTTTTAGTTCTCGACTCAAGGCTTTGTGTGCTTCAAATAAGCCGAGATCAGAAAAAGATTCACTTTCCCCATCAATAAACTCAAGCCGGTCAAAACGTGCTAAGTCCAAGGTGTTGTAACCTATATCTAAAATGCCGACATTGTTAGCTGCCAGAGAACGGTTTGCCAGCCTACCATCCTGCGTCAGTATTTGACTAAAGAACGTGCCAGCTGGTTGAGGGAGAATCTTTACTTCGTTAATCGTAAACTGATAGGTTTCTAAAATATCTCCATCAGGAAACAGTAGCTTAATTTCATGATCGCCCTGTAAAGCCTCCTGGTATGCGTCCCTCCTATCATAATCACCTACCGGCAGCCCGGTTACAAGATTAATGATTTCAGTGTTGTTTTCTGATAATAGTAACAAAGCCGCAAGCAATAGAGACAATCCTTCAGGCTTAACAAATCGATCCGGAGACATTCGAACAAGAGCAATACCCTGCCGGAATACGATATCTCCCGCCATTAGTTGTCTGTTATTATACTCAATGCATAGCTTGTCTTTAAGTTCCTTCTTTTCTAATCCTGATGTAAATCTAATGGGCTTAAATTCCGCTGTAACTGAAGGAAATTCCAACTGCTCTTCTTCCGACATTGCCTTAACTCTTCCAAAGCCAACATCGACCGCGCGTAACTTAGCTTGACTTGTTTGAACCTTGTTTTTCCTAAACATTATTTACCCTCCCAAACATTACCAAAATTGTTTATCGCCCCCGTAGTTTCCTCAACCGAACGTTTAAGAATAGTAAAACATAAAATGAGTTGAGCTATTTGAAGCTTGGTCATCATTTATTCTCCTTTACTTTATTACTTTCTTTCCTCTGCTTCTAACCAGTCCAAAAACTCACACATTAGCTGTCCGTTGAAAGGCCCTAGTAGGATTTGTGTGCCATTATACAATATCTTATCTATCGAATATGTGTTATCCGGATGCTTGCACAGGTTAACTTGGCTTCCTGACTTTATTGTTAATGGCGCTCCTTTATGCTGGCCCAGTTTCTTTGGTGTCCATTGTTTAGTAGTAGCCTTTGTTCTTTGCATTACCACATTTAGCACCTCACAAAATTATCCTTTACCTTATTATACCAGTATAGCGAATTTCATTTAAGGTTCTCGTCTTTTATTTCATGTGCGTTTTCCCTGTGATCGAATCCCGCTCCATATTATCTGTTGACGCTTGGTCCCTGCGGAATCTACCGAATAGGGTATGCCCAATATCAAAGATTTTTGTAGATTTATGCTTTATCCAGTGGTTCTTTTCCACCCATTTAATATACCCAGCAATTATATCAATAGGACCGGGTAAAACCCCACGCAAATTCTTAGGAAGATTTTTGTCCTGTCGTTTCTTTACCTCCAAGTAGAAATCTATAAGTGTGTTAGCTAACTCACCTTCATCTACATCATCGAGCAAATCTCTGGCAGGTTTGTAGCAGTTCTTGGTAAAAATCTTGATCATGTCTTTACTTTTGAATTCTTCCTTTATTAGTTCGTGAGGGTCAATGTTGGGTGTTTGTTTGGGGTTAAAACTGGATCCTTTGTCTCTCTTCATGGCGTCTTCAAGCTGGGTAAACTTATTATTCAACGAAGCGCCACTCTCAATTACTGGAATAAACTCGCCACCTATATTGTTAGCGTACCAATCCAATGCGTTTTCGATCCTGTTAATGTGCACTTCCTTCATTTCTGATAGTTTCCTAATTTCATTGGACCATGTCTTAATCTGGGGCTTAGTGACTTTGATGTTTTTATTGGACTGGACAATTTTAGCTAATTTTTCAGCTAGTGGGGAGAAGTTTTGATTCCTTTTTTGGATTGATTGTTTCTTCTTAGATGATAGGTTCTTTTCTTTTGAAAAATCTTTGGACAAAATGCTTTTATTTTCTTTATCTTTTTTATTATCTATTTCTTTATCTTCTTTATTATGACTTTTGTTATAGGGGGTTATAATTTTTGTTATAGAGGGGTATAACTTTTGTAATACCCCCTTATTAATATTTTTATAGGTCTCCGTTAACATTCTTTCATAGATTGCGGGGTATTCCGGGTTGATAAAAATCCTTCTTACTTGTTTTCCATCTCCAAGTTGAAGGTACNCCACTTCTATGAGTTCGTAGTATTTCAATTTAGCAACTGCATTTGATATTGTTTGTCCTTTTACTCCTAGTAATCCTCCCAGCCAGTTATTGCTTGCCCAACATCCCTTTTCGCTCCTGGAAAGATTTCTGATGAAGCCAAAGAGGATTTTCTCCATGCAAGATAGTTTTGGGTGGAATAGAACTTCCGCGGGAATCCCAATATCAGGGAGCCCCCAAGAATTCTTTTCTATTTCCGGTCGTTTTGTTCTTCTCATTTGCCCACCTCCTCTCCGAGCAATTCTTTCACAAAGTGATCCGCGTCATCCTGTGACATGCTGCCTGGATCTTCTTTGATTGTCTCTATGTGGACCTTCTTGCCCAGAGCTCGTAGTTTTATGCTTAGTTTTCTGGCCTGCATTTGAGCCTGTAGATCATTGTCAAATGCGATGAAGAATCTATCATTATACTTAGCAAGATGTAATACTTGTTCCATCTTGAACTCAATTCCGAGCGTTGCAACGGCGCAGGGACCAAGCCGCCAGACGTCAGTCACTCCCTCGACAATAATCAACGCTGATAATGATTCCCAAAGTTCCTGTTTGCCGTATAGAATATCCTTGTGGTGCACTCGTTCTCTTTTTCGTGGGCATGCTAGGTATTTTCGATCGCTATGGCCGGTTATATCGCGTGCTTGAAAACTGACGGGTTTACCATCCCAGTAGATTGGTATTATAATCCGATGATTGTATGCAATACCGTCAAGAAAACTGACAGGTCCAGTCTGTAGTAATTTCCATTCTTGCTCCAAGTGATCTGGATCGAAATCTCGCCCTGCAAGGTAGTTTTTGTAAGCCCTTGTTAGCGGGAAGTTGGGGCTCGGATACTTAAAAGGGTGTATAGACACCTCTGGTTCTTTCACAAGTTTTCTTCTTGTTGTTGTGTGATCGTAGTTTCTGAGGATTTTTGTTACTTCTGCTGGGGGTAGCCCCAGTATTTTGCCCAAAGTGTTTATTGTTGATTGCCCACCACATCTCCAGCAGTGGCATCCACCGTGTTCTTTGCTAATTCCTAGGTGGAAGTTTTGTTGCCCAACACAAAACGGGCAATGTACATTTACCCAGCCATCAGTACAATGTTTATGCTCCTCTGTAGCATACGGAATATTGAAGTCTAGTAGAAGACGTTCAATATCCATTATTCAAGTCCCCTTGTCTTCTATTACATTCTGGGCACCTTGCAAGCAAAGCTTTTTTGGCTGCTTCCATATTGATTGGGGTACATACAGGTTCTTTTTTTAATTGAAGAGGGGACCGATGAGAATATCCTCTTTTTTGCATTTCTTCAACCAGCGCATCGTGACGGCGGATTATGGAAGAAGGATCACATAGATTATTATTGATGTAACCGTGCAGATTGTTTCCTTTATTAATTACGCCGGTGAACATATGTAATTCCAAATGTTCCCCTAGTAAATGTTGGCGGCAAAGTATTGTCGGCTCAACCATCCACATACGCATAGAATTTCCTCCTTATTATATAATACTATTTTACTTAGTTTCATTTAAGGCTGTATAGAAAGCTCTTCTTTTACTTCTCTAAAAGTTTTCCAAATTTTCGGCCAGCTCCAGTTTCGCGCCCTTAATGCTCTGAATATAATTCCTCGACACTCCTTTGGTTTGTCAAGGGGGAGGTATATTTCTGGTTCGTTTAGAACTAGGTCGCAGACTGCGAGGGCTTCTGGGGACAGTCTGTTAAGTAACTCTGACAAACGTTCTTTCGCTAACAATTGTTGCTCCGGGGACGGTTCATGTGTATGTAGTAGTTCGGGCTCTTCTGATGAAAACTCATTTTCATTTTTTGTTATTTCTTTGTTCAGTATTGTTTTTAGGCAGCTGTTAACAACTTGCCATATGTAGTTACTTTTCCCACCCTTGCTTGAATCATACTCGGCGGGATATAGTTTTTGTTCGTTCTCCAGGTAGGAGATAATCGCCTCGGAAGCCAGATCATCAAACTCTAACCCGGGATTGGTTTTAACATATGACCAGACTATCTTATAGATTAGGTTGAGGTCATTTAACATTATATAGTCACTCCTTATGACTTGGTATTTTTATATTCTTCCATCAAATCAAATAGTAATTGTGATTCTTCTACCTCCTCTCCGTCGAGAACTTTGTCAAGCACCTGTCTTTTCTTGTCTAACAACTCCGCGATTTTCTCTTCAATAGTCTGGCTTGCTAGTAGGTAGTAAACATTTACCGCATCTTTCTGCCCGATCCTATGACAACGGTCTTCCGCCTGTAATAAATCCCCGCTTGTCCAGGGCAGTTCCAAAAAAGCGACTGCAGAAGCAGCAGTCAAATTGTTCCCTGTCCCTGCCGCCTGTATATTACCGATAAAGAGGTTTATTGCCGGGTCTTCTTGAAATGCTTTTATTGCTTGCTCTCGGTTTGTGGTTGATCCGTCCACCTTTACAGCGGTCTTTCTGAATTCTTGATATAGCTGGGCGACCGTGTCTTTATGAACGGTAAATACTACGAGTTTACCGTTCTCGGAAATGAAGTCTTTTATCCACCGAATTGCGTAACCTAATTTGCCTTGAACCGCAAGTTGTTTCAGCGTTTCTATCTTTGCCAGGTGTTCTGCCTTTCCTGCTCTTTCTGCAGCCTTGGCTCCTTTGCTTTTTCGAACAAAATCTATAAAGTTATTTTCAGCTATGCTGTATTGTTCGAAGTTAGCAAGTTCCATTGGTATGTAGGAGTAAATCTTATCGGGCAATTCTGTTAAAACGTCCTTTTTCTTTCTGCGTATCATAATGCTTTGTAATTTCTCATGTAATTCTTCTTTGTTGGATGCTCCGCTGAAATCCCATCCAAATCCTGTATGCTTAGCATCGCAGTATCTGTGCACATATTTCCAAAAGTCAGGAAAGATACTTTTGTCAACAATTTGAACGATGTTAAATCCTTCAATCGGTCTGTTGACAATGGGAGTTCCTGTGAGGGCCATAACATGTGATATTTTTCTAGAGAGTTTCTTCACTGCTTTGGTACGGAATGCTTTACTAGACTTGGCATAGTGTGCCTCATCGATGATCAGGCATTTCGGTTTTAAATCGAGGAGATAATCAATCCAGCCCGTTCTAGGAATTTCTTTACTGCGTTTTTTGCCAAGAGCATCTTTGTATGTTTCATATCTGTTATGTAAAATCTCGTAGTTAACAATCAGGATATCTCCGGATAAAAGCTGGGAGTGATCATTACCGAAGATAACTTGCTCATTCTGTCCACCTGGCAAGGTTTCCTGTATTTCCCGAGCCCAATTCAACTTTAAGTGTGCTGGGCAAACTATAATTACTGGGCGTTTCTCTGGATGTAGGTGAAGCCATGCTAATGTTTNGACTGTTTTCCCGAGTCCCATCTCATCACCAACTAGGGCCTTGCCCCCTTTTTCTTCGATGAAACCAACACCTTTTTTCTGAAAAGGATATAGTTCTTTTTTCAGACCGTTCACGTTTATTTCCTTAACATCTTCCGGGCTTTTTGTCATTTCAGTGATTCTGGTTTGTAGAGAATCGCCGAAGCTGAATCCTGCCCCTCGTAGTGTTTCTACTGCTTCAGTAGATAACGGAGCAACCCAATACTTGCCGTAGTAATCGTTTTTGAACTTGCGCCCCGGGATAGTTTGTACTACACTTAGTGTATCCCAATCGAAAGTAAATCTGATTTCTATTGTATCGTTCTTAGAATCTAGTAGGGTTGCACGTTTCATCAACGTCACCTCTAAAAACTAGCGCCGGCAACCGGGCTGCTTTTGCTTTTCTAAGTATATCAGCCGGTTCTCGGTACTTTTTTATATTACTGGTGAATGTAAAAAAGGCCAACACTATGTTTGGCCTTCCTTGATCTAACATTTCCTGGTTTTTGATTACGCCTGCCTGATTTCCGTATACACTTCTTTGAGCAGGGAAGGCAAGTATTTCAATTCCAAGTTTCTTGGCTACTTTTCCTGCAAGCGATCCCGCTCCAATTCCTCCGCCGTGGATCACGAGAGAAGGGTTAAGTTTTTCCAACGCGTCTCGGATCATTTGTTCACGCGACCAATCTGGATCGCCTGTCACTAATATCCGCATTGTTTTACCTCCCATTATCATACTTTAATTTAATTGACGGGGGTCGGTCGCTACTCCGGCTAATTATCAGCCCCATGCTTTTACCTACTCCCGAGCACTTGGGCCTTGCGTGTCTGCGATTTTCCACGCCGCCTCGCCAAAGTTTAATTCTTACACATTTTCTAACCTTGACTAAGAAATGTTGGGGGCTTGATTTTTTTCTAGAAGTATATTATAATTAGGTTGAAGTGTAGATTAACGATGTGGTCACCTCCTTATTGTGGGAGAGGGGAAAGATCGGGGATTCTGAATTTACGGGGGTCAGTTCAGAAATTTTATTTTCGCTTATTCTTTTCCCTCTCCTATGTCTTACCTTTATTATAAAGTATATTGGCAGAAAAATCAAGAGGTTTTTAAATATTTTTTTAAAAAGATTTATACTAACTCTGGTTTCGTTAAAGGGGGGTCGGTAATGAGTGAGAAAGACAGATTGACAGATATAAATCTCGTTAGTACCTGCATGTATTGCGGGAAGGAAGATGGCGGAGGTCATGAATATTCTTGCCCATTACACCCCAAAAATTGTAGAGTAGAAGAAATTGACATGAGTCTTGTATCTGAGGAAGTTTACGACTATACCCCAGATCAGGACTTTATTTATGTTTACCCGGGCTCAGATGGGCCGTATAGATGCCCAGTGTGTGAAGGCAAAGGGATAGTTTCGCAAGGATTTTATAGTCTCAAAGAAGTATTTTCTAGTCACAATACTGCTGAAGAAACTTGCCGCAGTTGTGAAGGCAAAGGCTATGTATGGAAGGAGTAGTACTATGTCTAATAAAATTAACAAAGCAAAGGCCAGAAGTAAAGAAGCAGAAAGGATTCTAAAACCAAATATAAACTATCCGATAGATCCAAGGCTGGACACAGAAATTCCAGTAGATGCGTTCGTCACTAAGAATGAAAGAATAATTGCTGGTTTAATCTTTATAGTAGTGATCGTTCCCTTAATAATTGCTGGGTTTCTGGGGTTAGTAAGCAAATAAGTAAGCAAGTAAGGAGTGGAAAGTAATGAAAAGGACAAAAAGTCCAGCAAACAACAGCAACGATAAAGTAGTCAGAAGAAGAAGAAAAGAAAACCAGGCACCACCACTACAAACTTCTTCCCTTTTCTCAGTTAATGGATCTAAAGGAAAGCAAGACATTACTAGTAATAGTAACATCACTAGTCACGATACTAGTCACGATAATGTAGAGCAAAAGAATAAAGGTGGCCGTTCATCAAAACTGACTAATAGCTTAATGAATAGGTTAGTGGAAGCTATCGCTGAAGGCAACTATTATGAGGCTGCTTGTTCTTATGCTGGTATACATTATGCCACATATAGAGACTGGATGGTCAAGGGAGAACGTGACTTGCAGGAAGGGGTAGAAAGCAGCTACACTGAGTTGTACGAGGCGGTTAAAAAAGCTGAGGCGGAAGCTGAAGTGAGCCTTGTCAAGCAATGGAAGAAGCACACCCCAGGTGATTGGAAGGCGATCGCTACTTTCTTAGAGCGTCGTTACCCGGATCGCTGGAGCAGGCGCCATGCTGTTGAGTTAACTGGTAAAGGAGGTGGCCCGGTTGAGCTCCAACGCCAATACTATGTTGTCCAGGAGATCATTAACAACCCAGAAAGCAGAGACAAGATCGCAGAGCAGTTCCGCAAGCGAGAGCACTCTGCCCGATTTGGACAGTCTGAGTAATCTACCCGAAGAACAACAACAAGAAATCTATGCATTGACCGCAGCAGTAGATTACGACTTTTATGTAGAATATGTTCACAGAGGCTTCTATGTACACGGTGATCATACGAAGTATATTTGCCAGGCGTTGCACGAAGTAGAGAAAGGGTCTCTGAAACGGTTAATGATTTTCTTGCCTCCTCGACATAGTAAAAGTTTTACCGTGTCCGAAACATTTCCCAGTTGGTTTATCGGAAGGAAGCCCAGTCGTAGAGTAATTATTGTAAGTTACGGTGATTCTTTGGCTAGGCGATTTGGGAAAGCTAATCGCACAAAGGTTAGTGACTTTGGGCCGTCTGTCTTTGGCATACAATTGGATCAGGGCGGAGCACCAGTCACGAACTGGGGACTTGAGTCACATAGGGGACAGATGATCAGTACTGGGATAGGTGGTCCCATTGCTGGTGAAGGCGCGGATCTTCTAATTATTGATGA